TACGATGGCATTTTCAGTATCGAGTCTATCCAGCAATGGCGTAAGGCGGGGATGCGTACAGGTAACTTGTCCGTTGACCGCACTTCTGCCCCGTATAAAAACCTGCGGGATGCGTACAATGACAACCGTATCAGGATGTTTAACCAAGATATTCTGATAGCCGAGTTGTTTGATCTTGAGTTCGATGACGACAAAGATAAGGTGGACCATTCGGTACATGGGAGTAAAGACATAGCAGACGCGGTGTGCGGGGCGTACTACTCGCTACTGACTAAACGCAGTTCGTGGGTTGTAGAACAGACCGCAGACCACGAATTAGGTGGCGGGCGTGCAGAATACAATGAGCGTTTTGAGGGAGACAGAAGATGAGTAGCGATGACACTGTATATCTCGCGGACGGTGTTGTATTTAGCTTTAGACAGAAGACGTATGTGGCCCTCCACGCCCCGTCGTCGTCATGCGCGGGTTGCGCCTTTAGCAATAGGCAAGGGGATACGTGCCGGCTCTGCGGTTCGGGGTTTCCCGAATGCACAGACAAGCGCGGGGCCGAAACAAAATACTTTATCGTTAAGGAGGTAGAGTGCCAACAGCAGTCGATTACACTGTAGTAGCTGTTATCGTGTACTTTGGGGTGGGGGCGGTCAAGTTAGCGCTGATGCTGCCCACGCTAAAGCTGGCTATTGCCTACAGTCTATTTCTCGAAGGAAAGGGCAAAAACACACTACTGCATATTGTTGCGTACAGTCTAGTAGCTATACTCACGTCTCTACTAGGCTGGCCGCTGATTATGAAGTCCGAAGGGTTCGGGTTTTTTCGGGCGTATACTGAAGAGGAGGTGATAGCCGCAGTGAATGAAGCTTACGATTGCTACCGAGATAGGAGAATGTAGCATGTACGCTGTTGAGGTTGTTGCCCTAAACCGTATTGTTTCCCGAGTGTTTAGGTCACTGGACTACGACAAGGTTTTGCGGGTGTTTGACGCGCGGAAGCAGATGCGCGCCCGAGAGGTGCGTATGGTGAAGTATACAAACGGGCGACGCGTGGTATTGAAGTACCTTGACAGAACTAGGCGTCTGTAGTTTCGGCCCCCGCAAGGGGGCTTTCTTTTGCATACAGCGGGCGGTGACCTAGGTATCCCTTGCTAGCAGACCGAGCCTACGGTATTCTGCTGGAGCTAGGGTAGTATTGCTGTATTGCGCGAGAATTCGGTGCACGCAAAGGCTTAGTAACAGTACGGTAACCCCCACAGAATTTTGAAATCAATTTCATTTTAGGGGTAGTAAAGTGGCGCGGTATCGAGAGAAGACAGATACCAAAGGCACCGGCCCGCTAACTTTGCGCGGTCGCGCGCCAGGGGCAGTCAGTTGGTCCGTATCTGGCCTTGAGGGCCAAGTTGTACGGTACTCGTTGACGGAGGGCGAGAATGTAGAGATTGGCACCGGCCTCGCGCTGGGATAAACTTGCACGCCGGGTATCCGGCAGTTTATATGGAGAATGACATGAGCAATATCGACAAGATGGTGGGTCGCTTCCTGTCGTGGAAGCTGCCGAAGGATTTTCACCCGGACGGCGGCGTGGTATTCATCCCGACGAAAGATCGCGGGTACGACTCGCCGCACTGGCCGTGCGGCACGAATCTGATGACTGCTGAACAGGCGCGGAAGATGTTCGAGCGCGTCACCGCCGACGAGCCCTCCGAAGGGTTGCAGCCCCATCAGCAGCGCGTTGTCACCGAGAAAGCCGACCTGGACGAGAGGCTGGGGCGGCTATTGGCATTCTTCCAGACGCAGACCTTCGAGGCCCTGCCGGAAACCGAGCGCTCGCGCCTGCGCAATCAAGCGCGTTTCATGGATGGGTATTCCGCCGTGCTGAAAGAGCGCATCGTAGCATTTGGAGAGCAAGCATGAACGACCAGCAGATCGAGCAGGAAATCCAGGCCAAGGGACTGACCGCGCCGCGCGTGACGCCCGCTAACATCGAGGCGAACATCGCCGGGGAGGTCTACTTCACGGCGGCAGACGGCTATCGCAGCAGTCCGTGCTACGACCCTAATGGA